TCGTACCAAAGTTTTTCCCCGCGTTGTTGGCCCCATTTCCAGGCGCGCACGACGCCGCCGTACCAAACCGGCTCATCCTCGCCGACAAAGCCCTCGGCCTGAGCGATCAGGGCGCCGTCCGACATGCGGCGGATTTCGCCGATGGCCGACACCCCGCCTTCGACGTGCACCACGTCGCGGCTGGAGGCGATGCAACCGTGGGCGATGGCGATGGCCTGCCACGCTTCGACGCGGACATATTTCCGCTTGTTCGGACCCTCGCCGATGGTCATGGCGGTGCGGGTGACGATCTCGCGGCACAGGCTCGCGGCATCAGTGGAGGTGCGGTAAAGCTCGGCGCCCGAGACCGGGACGGGAAGCATGGCGTTCATGTCGGTTGCCCCAGCATGGTTATGGCGACGGTCAGGATCACGGCCATCAGCAGGCCGTAGGCGAGAAAAGGGCGGGTCATGCCGCCGCCTTCCATTCGATGGGGCGCGCCGCCATCTGGCGCAGCTTGGCGCGGCCGTTGCGGACCCAGCCGTCATACATGGCGATGGAACGGCGCGGTTGCGCCAGGATGCTGTAGCTGTAGCCGTAGCGCGCCCGCCACTTCATGCGCTGGTGCAGCTCGGCGCGCAGGGCGGCGAGCTTGGCCTCAAACTTGGCCAGTTCCGCGCCGACGTCGTCAGCGTTGATGGTGTAGGTGAACGGGAAAAGAGGGGCGAGGTTGTGCGACACGCTGGGCTCCCTGGTCGTCAGTGACCGTAGGGAGTTTGTGACATGGTTGCACAGGGAGGCGCAAGGCTAAATGTTCAACAGTTGCGAATTTTTTTTAGCTGGCGCGGCGCTGGCCTTTAACGTAGGCGATGGCTTCGCGGCGCTCGGCGAGGGTCATGGCGTTGTACTCGGCCCAGAGCCCATCGGGATCGTCTGGGTGACGCAACAGCAGGTCGGCCGTTGTGCACTGCAACGCCTTGGCGATGCCTTCCAGAATGTCCTGATTGTAACGGTTGCGGAAGCGCTCGACTTTGGCGATCAGCGTCCGGTCGATTCCCGTGGCCTTGGCGAGGGCTTCCTGGGTGAGGCCGCGATGTAGGCGCCAGTCGCGGATGTAATGCGGGGGTATGGTCATCCGTTCAGTGTGACGCCATGCCACCACATCCGTCAAGTTGCTACGCTTGACGCCTGGGCCGTGTGCAGACAGTTTGTGCAGCTTGATCACAATTCGCACGGCCATGGATATCCAGTCCTTTATCAAGGCCAGCGGCCTCAGCGATGGCCAGCTGGCGATGCGCTATGGGTTCGACCGCAGCTATTGGGCCCACGTCCGGCTGGGCGACCGTCAGCCGAGCCGCAACATGCTGCTGGCGATCTGGCTGCGCGACCATAAGCGGGTCGGCAAGCTCGCCATGTTCACCGACGCCGAGGTCTCCGCCTTCGCCCGGCTGGCGCGGGCGCCATGAGCGCGACGGTCCACAGGTCGCACTCGCGGCATAGCAGGCAATGGTCGGCCAGTTCCGCCAGCGCCTCGGCCTCGGCCTTCGGCGCGTCTCCGGTGTACTGTCGGCGTTTTTCCAATGTGTACGCGCGGCATACGGCGACTCGGCCGAGGCCGAGTCGCTCCTTCCCCGTTGTCATAACCCACTCCCGGCCCCCCAGGGTGGTCAGATCACTGACTGCCCGCGCCCTCTGTCGACTACCATACAGTCGCGTGCAGGTTGTGCAGCTTCACAGGCCTGTGACCCTGTGGCTTTATGTCACCGAGTTCGCCCAAGGGGCGATCAACGAGGGACATAAGACCATGGATATGACGATTCACGCCCGCGCCCAGGACGACTTGACCGTCAACACGCGGATGAGTGATCTGGAAAAGGTACACGCCTGGATCAAGCGAGGTCAAACCGAAATCTTCATGGTGCAGGCTGATGTATCGCCGTCGATGGCGGCCTGTCTGATGGAGCGCAACGAAGGCAACCGCGCCGTCATCATGGGCAATTCCGCGCGGTCTTCTTCGTCCTATAGGGACGCTATGCTGCGCGGTGAGTGGGTGATCAACGGCGAGACCATCGTCATCGCGGCCACGGGTGAACTCAACGACGGCCAACATCGCCTGTATGCTGTGATCAAGTCAGGCTGCACGGTGCCGATGCTGTTGGTGTTCGGCGTCGACCGCGAGACCCGCCACACCATCGACCAGGGCATCGCCCGCTCGGCCGCGCACGTGCTGATGATGCAGGGCGAGAAGAACACCACCAACCTCGCAACCGCCCTGCGGCTGCTGTTCCAGATCGACCACGCCGCTGGCATCAACGCCCGCCCGTCGACCGATGAACTGCTGGCGACGCTGGAGAAGCACCCCGGCGTGCGCGAGCCTTCCCTACGCGAGGCGTGGCGGCTCAACGGCCTGTTCCAGACCTCGGTCGGGTCCATCGGGGCCGCCTACTACCTTTGCCTGCAGCACGACGAGGCCAAGGCCCATGCGTTCTACGAGGTCGCGGTGTCCGGGATCGGCATCGAGAACGCCGCCGATCCGGTGGCCAAGCTGCGCACGCTCTACATCGAGCACTATGCCCGGCAGGTCAGGCTGAGCGGACCCGAGACCGCCGCTAATTTCATCCGCGCCTACAACGCCTGGATCGACGGGCGGCGCACCTTCAAGCCCTGGCGCGCCAAGCAGGGCGTGGAATTCCCCAAACCCGAAGGCTGACACGATGAGGGAGGGCCATGCAGCGAACCACTGTTCAATCTCGGCCATGGACGGCCGAGGCGAAGGCCCTCCTAAATCAGCTGTGGAACGTCGAACAGCTTGACTACCACGCCATCGCCCTGCGCCTGGACCGCACCGAAAGCGCGGTGATGGGGCAGGTCTGGCGGATGGGCTGGCAAAGCCCGCGCCATCGCCCCGCCTGGACGCCCCAGCGCGATGACCTGCTGGAGCGGCTGTGGAAACGGGACGGCCTGACCTACACCGCCATCGGCGAGCAGCTGGGCTGCTCGCGCAACGCCGTGATCGGCCGGGTCGCCCGGCTGGGCTGGCAGAACCAGGGCGCGCCCAGGGCCCCCGTGGTCCGGGTTCCACAGCAGCAGGTCCCCCGGCCCCGGCCGCCCAAGCCCGGCCCCGGCCCGGTGGCCTCGCCCAACGCCAAGCCATGGACCGAGCGCGGCCCTCGGGAATGTCCCTATCCGGTCAAGCCGGACGGGGCCGACACTCTGTCATGTTGCAACCCGACTGGAGGGTTCGCCTACTGCCCTGGCCACTACGCCGTGATGCACCCGCCGCTGGTCGCGTGACATGCCCGGCGTGCAAAGGGACTGGATCAGGCTGGGGCGGTCGAGCATGGCCGCCATCGCCGAGCGGGTCGCCGCCGAGCACGACCTGACCTTGTCAGACCTCAGGCGGGGCGGCCGGGAGCGGGTCTACTCCTGGCCCCGGCAGGTGGCCATGGCGGCGATGAGGGACGCCGGTTATAGCCTCTCCCAGATCGGCCGGTTCATGTCCGGGCGCGACCACTCGACGGTGTCCTATGGCGTCAAGCGGGCGCGGGAGCGGGCCGCGTCATGAGCAACCCCTACGCCCGCTTTTTCTGGAACGACTATGGCAACGACCTAGGCCTGAGGACGTGTTCGCTGGCGGCTCAGGGCCTGTGGATGCGGATGCTGACGGTCATGGCCCTGGCCGACCGGCCCGGCTACTTGGCCGTGAAGGGCGAGCCGATCACGGCGCCAGAACTCGCGCGGCTCATCGGCAAGGATCAAGACGAGGTCGAGCCGTTGTTCGCGGAGCTTGAGCGTAGAGGCGTTTTCAGCCGCGACCGTAAGGGCCGCGTGTTTTCGCGGCGCATCGTTCGGGACGAAAATTTGCGCCAAAAATGCAGAGAAAATGGCAAGCGTGGAGGCAACCCCGCGCTTCTCGCAACCAACGGAAAAGACACAGGAAATTCTAGCCAGGTTAACCCCCAGGATAATGGGCGGGTTAAGGGGGGTGTTAAGCCTCGCGCGCGGGTACCATTCCCATTACCAAAGAATCCCCCCTATAGCCCCCCCGCGTCAGGCGGCCCGGCCAACCCTGAGGGGCTTGGCCGCCTGACGCTCTCGTCGGGCGCCTACATCGACCGGGACGGCGTCTATCGGATGACCCCGGAACAGCGACGCCGCGCCCTGGCCCAGATGGAGGAGGCGCCCAAGGACCCGCCAGAGGAGTCGGAGCCATGAACCTAGCGGTCGCAGCCCTGGGCCGATCCATCATGTTCGTGTCGGCCCAGTGGTCGAGGGAGCGGTTGATCAGCGAGGTCGCCAACCGCGCGCCGCCCCCGCCCGCCAGCTGCACGTTCATGGCGCTCGCGGAGTTCGGGGCGCCGGTGCTGACCCGCTGGCGCGGCGGCCAGTTGCGGCCAACGCTGCTGTGGCGCCGGTTCCGGGCCACGCTGATCCAGCAAAGCCCGTTTCTGGTGATGCTGCACGACTACCCGGCCATGTTCGCGTCGGATCTTACGGCCAAGGCTGAACTGGTCGCGGTGTCGGACCTGCTGATCGGGCTGGGCCAGGAGATCGGGGCGCCGTTCGTACTGATCCCGCCAGACGGCTCGCCGCTGTCGCTGGTGATCCTGCCGCCGACGCTGGATCACCCGGTGATGTCGTGGATGGGCGCGGATGACATCGTCCTGCGCAGCAGCGAGCTTCACCGTCCCCCAACCCTCCATTGAGGCCAGTCATGAACCGGATCGAGCAGCAGCAGCGCAACCGCCTCCTGAGGGTCGAGCAGGGTCTCAAGGCGCGGGTGGAGCGGGACGCGCTCAAGGCCAGTCTCGCCCAGACGGCCCAGCTGGCCGAGCGGCGCGGCGAGGATGTCGAGCAGGCCGATGGACGGCTGCGGGTGTGGTCGCGGGACGGCCTCAGGGCGCTGTACGATCACGGCGCCCTCGATGCGGCCGAGTACGAGGCGGGGTTGTTCTTCCGGGTGTGTTACGAGGCGGTCGATTCCTGGCCGACCTCGGATTTCGACCGGATCGGATCGCACCGGCCGCCCAAGGACATCGCCCCGTGGCGGGCGTGGCGGGCCAAGCAGCTGGCCGACATGGGCGGGCTGGCCAGGACGTCGCGGGAGGCCACGTCGCTGTGGCGGGTGGCGGGCGAGGGGCGGGCGCTGCGCAGCCTCAGCCGGGGCGGCCAGGACTACAGCCTGAACTGCCGGGCCCTGTCGCGGGTGCTGGGCGCCATAGCCGACAAGTTCGGGTTTTGAAAACGGCGCTAGGAAGGCCGTGGGCGGCCGGAAATGGTTTCTGGCACTCCCATACCAAAAAACCGCTTCCGGCCGCTGGCGCCCCCTCCGGGGCCGGCTATGGGCCTATCTAGCGCCGACCTGAGGTTTCGGCGCGCTCTGGCCCTTAATGGCGAAACAGACGGAACAATAGAAAGCCGCCGTTGAGCAATGCAAAGCCGAAGTTGAGACCGGCCAGGACCAGGGTGATCCGGGTCCAGCGGGTCAAGCGGCGGCGTTGCGCGAGCATACCGTCGCGCAAGTCTTCCAAAGACTTGATAAATTCAGCGGCGCTCGTCGGGCGATCCATAACTGTGACCCTATGTCAATGGTTAAACTATGGCAAGCCCTTGACGACCTCCACAAAAAGGGTAGGGGATTCCGCAGCTGACGCGCTGCGCCCCGTCGCGGACCCGCCAGTCAGAAACCCGCCAGATCGTCAGCCCATGACGCCCCAAGTCTGGCGGGTTTCGCCGTTCAGGCGGCCTTGCGCAGCACGGCCAAACCATCGGGCGGCAACCCGCCCGCCAGCAGCAGTTCGACGGCGACCGAGAACGGACCAGGGATGCGGGTTTCGCCGCTTTCGTAGTCGCGGACGGACTGGCCGGGGTCCTTGCCGGGCAGGCGCACGACGCGGCCAAGCTCGGATGGCCGCAGGGCGCGGCCCAGGCCCCAGCGGTGGCCCAGTTCGTCAAGGGCGGCGGTGAGTTCAGCGGGCGTCATCTAGTCGTGTCCTTTGCCGAGCAGTAGCCCGACGATGAAGCAGATGAAAAGGGTCATTTGGTCCTCCGGGCGGCGGTGGCGGTGTCATAGGCCTCTGCGGTCCAGCCGTTGTGCGCGGCGGCGTAGCCCATGGCGCGGGCGCAATCGGCGCTGTGAAAAAACTGGTCGGTGTAGCTCTCGCCGTCCCAGCTGCTGGCCATGTGGACGTGTCGGGGTTCGTCTGGCGTGTCCCAGTAGCGCACGGAAACGATCTTCTCGTTGACCAGCCGCTGCGCGTCTTCGCGGTTCGCAGGCTTCTCGGCGAACGACCGGGAAAAGGCGTCGCTGCGCGGCGACTGGCCAAAGTACAGGTTGCGGGTCCATTTCGGGATCGGCTTGCCGCACCAGCGGCACAGCGGTTGCGTCGGGCTCTTGAAGGTCATGGCTAGAACTCGCACTCGGAAAAGTCGGGGTCTTCCAAGTCGCCGATCCAGTCGGGACGGTCTGGCATTGCGACCTCAGGCGGCTCGATATCCTCGTTGATGGCGTCGGCGATCTCGCGCAGGCGGTCCTTCCATTCGGCGTACCGGCCGCCGCGCTCGCCTTCCTGCCACGTCTCGGATTTTTCCTCGTAGTAGGACTTGGCCTCGTTGGCGGCGTCGTCCATTATCCCAGCCGCCTCGGTCTGGACCTCGCGCAGCTTCTCCAGCAGCGCATCGAGTTCGTCGCCGAATTTGGCGAGCAGGGTGTCCAGTTCGCCCCACAGTTCGTTAGCGTCCCCGCCAAGTTCGGCGAGCTTGTTGAGGTCCTTGCGGCTCAGCTTGAGCATGTCGTTAGGGTCCTATCGTTTGTGCTGATGTTTCACGTGAAACATTGGAACGGGCGGCCTAGACGGCCTCCACGTCGCTGTAGGCGTTGAGGGCCTTGACCAGGGCGCGGGCGAAAGCCTCCTGATCCGGGTCGCTGGTCTTCCAGGCCTCGCCCCGCTTGGGCCGGGTGCGCATGGGGATGTGCAGCACCGGGGCGCTCTCGCCCTCGGCGTCATTGCCGAGGATGATCATGGCGCCGTCCGTGTGGCGGAACGGCTGGGCCGAGCCCTGGCCGGTGGCCATCAGGGCGACGGTGTACGGGCCTTTGTAGGCGGGGTGCATGGTCAGGGCTCCTCAATGTTGTCCAGGGCGAGCACGGCTGAGGCCAGCTTGCGCTCGGCTTCGATCATGGCTTGGCAAGCGGCCTGCAGCTGGTCTACGGCGTCATCGCTAGACCTCTGGCGGTCCTCGAACTCGGCTGTAAGGACCGCGTCCACATCCTCGCGCAGGCGGCCCAGGGGCGGCATGAGCGCGTCGATCTTGACCATCAGGCGGCTCAGCTTCGCGCGGCGTCGGTGGTTCATGGCTCAAGCCTCCAGGCCGACCAGATCACGGGCGATCCCGTCGACCACGCCGCCGTCCGTCCAGTCGCTGAGCAGGTCCTCGCCGTTGCCCCAGATCAGGGTGACGAATCCGACGTGCTCGCCTTGGCTGTCATAGGCCCGGATCAGGTCGCTGTCGGTCTCGCCCAGGGCGCCCCAGATCGCGTCCAGATCGCGGGAGCGGGTGAGGGCCCATTCTTCGCCGTCGTAGATCGAGAGGGCGAGGCCAGCGGCCAAGAGGCGCTTGACCAGACGGCGCGCCAGCCGCTGCTCCAGGCGCACGCGCTGGGCGGTGGCGAGGCCTTCCTTGTCGGCGTGCTCGGCGAAGGCGCCGGGGTTGCGGAGGTCGAGATACATGAGTCAGGGCTCCAGCTTCCAGGCGCCGATGTAGAGATAGCCGTGGCTGGCCTGCGGCGACGCTTCGATGTGAAAACGGCCGTCGTCAAAGGTCACCACGTCCGAGTCGCCGCCGTACAGGCGGCTGACCAGGGCCTTGACCTTGGGCAGGCCGGTCTTGTTGATCCAGGCGGCCAGTTCCTGGCGGGTCTGGTCGTCGCCGCCAACCATCTGCATCCGGTCGTGCAGCAGGTCGATTTCGCCGTGCTTGAAGATGGCGCGGGCGCCCCAGGCGGCGGCGGTCTTGATGTCTTCGCCGGGGTGGCGTCCAAAGGCGAACATCGCTCAGGCCTCCGTTTGGGTCAGGGAGAACTCGCCGACGCGGTTCCCGTTGTGATCGTAGGCGTAGCCGTACGAGTCGCCGCGCTCCAGGGTGCGGGCGATCTCGCGCAGAATGCGCGCGGCTTCGCGGTTGGGCTCATCTTCGAAGGCCTCATTGCCGGTGGTGAAGGTCAGGCGAAACATTCGGTCGGTCTCCTTGGGGTTGGGGCCGCGCCCCGTCTCAATCCGTAAGGTATACGGTCTAGCAGGCTTGGCAAGGTCCCTTGTGAAAATATTTCACAAGGTCCCAGCCGGTCAGTATTCCGATGCGAGCATGATGGTTAGGACGCGAACGGTTTTCAGCGGATCGGCTGGGCAGTCGCTGGCGAACTTCAGATTACGGTCGTAATAGTCGATCTTCCAAAAGACCCGTTGTCCGTCGTGGTCGAAGGCCCCGAAATCCCGTTCCCCGTAAGGGTCATTGTCCGGGCCGAAGGCGTCGAAGCGCTCCACAGCCTCCCGGATCGCGCTCTGGGCTTCGGGCGCCAGAGCGTTGATTCCCGAGGTCTGGACGAGTCGACAGGTGACGCCCATGGCGCCGCGCGCCAGATCGTTCAGCCGGGCGATGGTTTCGATCATTGCGCGACCCTCCAGGCGCCGGGCGCGGTTGCGGTTTCGTCGTCGTCGTCGTCCAGGCCCCAAGGGGCGTCCTTGTAGGCGCGGGCGGCTTCGGCCTGAGCCTGAGTCAGGCCGAGGTCCGACAGCACGCAATGGCGCATGATCGCTACCGCCTTGGCGGCTGGACGGGTCTGATAGTCGCTGCTCTCGCATGACTGGTAATCGTAATGGTCAAGCTGTTTCAGGAGGCTGAAACGGTCGAGCAGGACTCGGCGGTGGTCGTATAGCTGGCCGACGATAGGCGACAGCGGGAAATACGCGGCGGCGCGCTCCTGATAGCGGGTGCGGAGACTGCGGGCGTTCTCGGCCCAGAGCAGGGCGCCGAGTTCGTTCGGGTCCAGGCCGATCAGGTCCATCGCGTTGCACTGGTCAAAGGCGAAGGTCACCAGCGCCCGGATGTCGTTGTGTGAACAGAGGTGCGCGGACATCGGGTCAGGCCTCCAGCCGGGCGCGGTAATAGGTGTATTCGGCGATTTCCCCGCCCGGAATGCTGTCGCCGGTATACCAGCCGTAAGCCCAGCTGAAATGCGGCTCGGAGACGTCGACAAAGTCACAGCGGGCGAGGTTGCGGCGGATCAGCCAAGAGTCGATCAACTCAAGCTCTGTCGCGTCCAGGCCGGACTCGTCGCCGTTGATCAGGTAGGGCGCCCAGATCGCGGCGCCGATGACGGTGTCAGGGGAAAGGGTCGAGTGTCGCACGGGAGGGGATTCCTTGTGTGAGGGGAGCGGCGCCGCCTCAGGAGCGGCGCCCGCCTTTCGCGGCCTAGGCCGCGACGTTGAGTTCGCGCCCGGCTTTCAGATCGGCCATGCCTTGGGCGAGGGTCCAGAGCGCGCGGTTGAGCTTTGAGGTGTCGTCAATCGAGCGGATTTCGCCCGTCTGGCGATGCGAGCGGCGCCCGGTCTCGGAGCGGTGCACGTAATGGTCGCCGCCCCTGAGCAGGTGCTCTTGCGCGACGTTGAAGGTCGACCAGAGGTCCGGCGCCCGGTCGGCGATGCGGCGCGGCTGGAGCAGCTGGGCGGCTTCGACGGGCGCCGCGTTCGGGTCGTCCCAGCGCAGCTGTCGGGCGGCTTCGGCGAACACCAGCGCCTCGCCACGGTCGAGGCTGACATCGGCCATTCCCTGAGCGCTCTCAATCATGCGCGGGAATTGCTCAAGGATACGATAGGCGCCTTCGATGACTTGTTCCGGGCCCGCGCGGTTGTGGCGAATGCGGACATAATCGAACATATCGCCCGCGATCAGGCCATTGGTGCAGATCACCCGGAAGCAACCGGCGCCCATTTGCCAGCTGGCCGTTCCGTCATGCGCGTTGGTCAAAACGACCTCAGGGGCGATCTGATCGCGGTTGTTGATCAGGGCGCCGGTCCCGCCCGCGCCACGGTAGCGAAGGCGCAGCATATGCTTTGTGAACTCGCGCTTGCCTTCGATCCGCGATCCGCCTTGGCGCACCTCAAAGACGCCAAAGCCGTTGTCAATCAGGCCTTGCATGACAGAACGCGTGTCAATGAATTCATAGCGTTCCGAGCGGCTTTCGTGGCGTTCGGTGGCGAACACTGCGGGCGCCCGCGCGGCGATGTCGTCCAGGGAAATCGGCTGATCGTCGCGGGCTTTCAGGATGGTGGAGCCCGAGCCGAAACGGACTTGGCGGAAAGACTGGGCGGGAGCGAAAGCGTTCATGGGGTTAGTCCCTTTGCTGGTCCGGCTGGCCCCGTGGCCATGCCTGAGTTCAAATCTGTAAAGGCTGTTGTGCGTACTGTCTACGGCTTTTTGTGATCCGACGTCACATTTTTCAGGCTGGGCGCCGAAGCTCGGGATTGTGTGGCCACGTCGGCGAGCTTGCGCAGTAGCGGTTGCGACGCGAGAGGGCGCCGTCTTTGGTGACCGCGAAGCGGGTATTGCGGAGCCAATCGGCGTCATCGGCGAATTGCACGGGATAGGCGCTCCCGTCCGGTCTGGGCGCCGTTGACCAGCTGGGGCGATGGTTCCCCGTGAAGCGGTGAACGTAGGTGCGCAGCGCCTCGCGCTGCTGGTCCGGGCGAAGCTCGCAGCCGAGCGCGGTCAGGGTCTGGTCGGTGAACATGGCTAGAAATTCCCTTCGCGGATGTCGCCGCAGGCGAGCCACAGCAGGCGCTGCAAATTCTGGTCGTGGTCGGCTAGGTCGTCGTCGTCCCATGCGCCGTATTCGCGTAGGTCAGCCTTGAGCAGGTCGGAGTCGACCTTCGCCAGCTGGCGAGCGATTGAGGGTTTGCGCGACAGAGCGTCGACGTCGTCGTCACAGCGCCCCTGATGCGAGGCGCCAGCCGCGTCCGCGCGGCTGATCTGGAGCGCAATGAGACCGTTTGAGGAGGTCCAGTAAGGCATGGCTCAGGCCTCCCCGTCGACGTCGACGCCATAGGCGCATTCGATCTGCTCGCCCGTGTGCTCGCAGTAGAGGTCGGCGTCTTCCCAATTGGCGTCGACGGCGTAGACGTGCCAGCCGCCGCGCAGATCGCCGCGCAGGTGCGCAGAGACGACCTCGCGCCATTCTTGGCGCACGGCTTTGAAGCTGAGGGCGGCGCCGTCATCGGTGACGAAATACAGCGGATAGCCGCCCGGCCATGCGTATTGGCCAGAGCGGAGCGCGGTTTTGATTTCGGAAAGGGTCATAGCTCAGGCCTCCGGGAGGGTTTGCAGCGCGGCGATAGCGCTGGTGATTTCGCCGATCAGATCGGCTGCGCAGCCGTCGTTCCGCATATCGCGGCGCACGGCTTCAAGCTGGGCGATGACGCTGCGCACGACAGAGGGTTGCGGCGCCGGTATGCCAGCAATGGGCCCGCCCTGCTGGGCGAGATATTCGGGCGTGAAACGGAACCGGGCGCCTTGGCGCGTGATGCGAGTCATTGATCAGCCTCCGCGCCCATGGCTTCGGCTTCGGCTTCGGTCAGACCGTGGAACTCCAGCGCGTTCGCGCCGTGATGGATCGCGAAATGGGCGCAGCTGGAGCCATGCCGGGCGATGTGGGCCCAGAGGCGCCGGGCCCGGACCTGCCGGATTGCGGTTTTAGGGAGGTCGTAGAACTCAAGCTCTGAGCGCACGAAGGCGAGCAGATCGCGGCGCGTGGCGAACTCCAGAGGTCCAGAGACCGAGTCCGGCATGTAGCAGCCGCGAAGGCCGAAGGTCACAGAGTAGCGGGCGATTTGAGCGGGCATGGCGAAGGCTCCGAAGGTCAGGGTTTGAGGACGGCTTAGGCGTCGAAATCAAAGTCTAGGGCCGAGGTCGAAGCCCAAGGGTCGACAGCCTCAGGGAGGCGCAGATCAGGGTGGAGCGCGTGCACCTTGTAGGGTTCGAACTCTGGGCGGATCGGGAGGCGCAGCGCGAGGGCGAACGCCACCGCCTGGACGATTTGTTCGAAGGCGAACACTGGGGCGCCACGCTCGGCGCCGAATTCGTGGCGGAAGTCTTCGGGCGAGTCGCCACCGATCAGCGCGTGAAGGGCGCCCGCGTTGACGGTGACCGCCACGGGCCAAGCGTAAGACAGACCGATGACGCCATCCGCGCAGACCAGCGTGGCGCCGTCCTTGGCGAGGTCGTCCAGACACTGACAGCCCGTATAGGCGTCACCAGAGGTGGCGAAGGTGAAGGCGGGGAGGGTTTCGACGTCGGTCATTGTGAAGGCTCCAGAGGCTGGGCTTAGGCGTTGAATTCGGCGAGCTTGGCGGTGACTTGCGCGTTGCTCGGAACGCGGGCGAAGCGGACGATTTTGAGGTCCCGCGCGGCGATGTCGTGGTCCCGGTAATCCTCGCGTTCGAACTCCACGCATTCCTTGTCATGGTCGCCGAATTGGGGCGTCCAGAGACCGTCTTCGCGGACCAGCAGCAGGTGGTAGCTCATCTGTTTTGCTCTCTCTCGTTCCTGTAGTTCGCTGTCACCTTAAGCGGTGTCAATCGTACCGTCTACGGTTTTTCAGGGATAACGCTGTTATTTTTGCAGCCTCGCATACGTGCGCGGAGTCAATGCCATGCCGCTTAAGTCAGGGTCATCGCCCAAGACGATATCAAGTAATATCAAGGCTGAGAAATCCGCGGGGAGGCCTCAAAAGCAGGCTGTCGCAATAGCGCTAAGCAAAGCGCGTGAAAGCTCCAAGTCTTCGAAGCCGCCGGCGGGTAGAAAATGACGGGCCAAAGCATGTATTCGGAGCGCTGGGCGGATGAGATATGCGAGCGCATGATTGAAGGCGAGAGCTTGCGCAGTATCTGTCGCGACGTGGATACGCCGAGCCTGTCGACGGTGTTTAAATGGCTAGAAGAGCAGCCGTCATTCTCGGAGCAATACGCGCGCGCGATTGAACTACGCGCCCATGTACTAGCGGATGACGCTGTGGAGGTGACGACAACTTGCGCAGACCCTCAGGTTGCTAGGGTCAGGATGGACGCGCTCAAATGGAGGGCGGGAACGCTCAACCCTAAGGTGTATGGCCCACGGTATCAGGCTGAGCACACGGGCCCAGCCGGTCAGCCTCTGCTGATCGTTACTGGGGTGCCTGATGTAATCCCATTGATAGAGGGCGAGTGCGTGGAAGTAGACGCAAGCACAGAGCAAGTAGAGAGCGCGGCGAATACTTACACAGCGCTCGCGAATACTCTCCCCGCCCAATCCCTACCTGACCAGGGGGGTATACCCGAAATCCGTCGCCCCCGCCTCTCTCTGGTAGGGGAGGTTCCCAAACCCCGTACCCATTCCCCACACAACAGCAAAGCCCGTTCCCGTGGCCGCCGCCCCAAAGCCGATTGACCTCGGCTATCGTCCCCGCGTCCCGTTCATCGCCTACCATACGAGCCCGCTGCGCTGGGCCTGCATCGTCGCCCACAGGCGGGCCGGGAAGACCATCGCCACCATCGCCCACATGATCGACCGGGGCATCAAGGCGCAGACCGAGGACCCGCGTTTCGCCTACGTCGCCCCGACCTACGCCCAGGCCAAGGACATCGCCTGGACCTACCTCAAGCGCTACACGGCCCCCATCGCGGGCGTCGTGCAGCATGAGACGGAACTCCGCGTCGACCTGCCCAACGGAGCCCGCCTGCGCCTCTACGGGGCCGACAACTACGACCGGATGCGGGGGATCTACCTTGACGGTGTGATCCTCGATGAGTTCGCCGACATGGACCCAAGGGCGTGGTCCGAAGTGATCCGCCCGGCCCTGGCCGACCGCAAGGGCTGGGCGACGTTCATCGGCACGCCCAAGGGCCGCAACGCCTTCTATGACCTCTACATGAAGGCCGAGCAGGACCGCTCCTGGCTGGCCCTCAGGCTCAGGGCCTCGGAAACCAACCTGATCGACCCCGACGAACTGGCCGAACTCAAGGCCGAACTCAGCGCCGACGAATACGCCAGGGAGCTAGAAACCAGCTTCGAAGCGGCGATCCAGGGCGCCTACTACGCCGCCCTCCTGACCGAGGCCGAAATCCAGGGCCGCATCAGCAAGGCCCCGCACGACCCCGGCGCCGAGGTGCACGCGGCGTTCGACCTCGGAATCGGCGACAGCACCGCCATATGGCTGGCCCAGTTCGTCGGCCGGGAGATCAGGCTGATCGACTACATCGAGAACAACGGCGTCGCGCTGGACTGGTACGCCCGCCAGCTGAGGGAGCGGCCCTACACCTACGCCCCGCTGATCCTGCCGCACGACGCCATGGCCAGAGAACTGGGCACCGGCAAGAGTCGCGCCGAGATGCTGCAGAGCCTCAAGTTCCAGACCCGCATCGCCCCCCGCGTCCCGGTGATGGACGGGATCGAGGCGGTCAGGCGGATGCTGCCGCGCTGCTGGATCGACAAGGACAAGTGCGAGGCCGGGCTGACGGCCCTGCGCGACTACCGCGAGAAGACCGACCCCAAGCGCAAGGTCTCCTACGGCCCGCTGCACGACTGGACCTCCCACGGGGCCGATGCCCTCAGATACCTGATGACCGCCTACGAGGAACCGAGGGTGATCCCATTCCAGCGTCGCCGCGACCGTGGCGAACGCCTGTCATGGCTCGGCTAGTCACAGCAAGTTGACCGGGTGCAAAAAGTATCGCGCCAGTGTTCGCCCACGTTTGCCACAGTGGGCCTCAGTGGGCCTCAGTGGGCCGCAATGAAACGCCCTGATACGCAGAGAAACGCGGATCACCGCCCGTATATGCCCCGATTTTTCGCCCGAAGGTGCAAGTTGTCGCCCGAACGTCCGCCAACGTCCGCCAGCGTCTGCTTTGTTCCGTTGCCAAAACGCTAGAAAGGTAACACCGTTCGCCAGCGTCAATTCTTGACCCGAGGCGAACATGACTTCCACCCCTACGCTGGAAGCCTTCGGCGGCGCTGTGCAACCGCGCTTGCCGTTCGGCGACACCCCGCAACCCGGCGACCGCCACGGCGTGACCGCCTACGACTTGTACCTGCAGAGCTTCTACTGGGCCTTCAAAAGGGCCGCCGTGCTGGAGCGCGCGGGTGGCAAATGCGAGGGCTGCGGCGAGGAATACGCCACCGAGGTCCATCACATGCGCTACCCGAAGGGCTGTCGGCCGGGCTCAGCCGAGTGGCGGGCCCAGGAAAAACTGTTCGACCTGCGCGCGGTCTGCAGCAACTGCCACCGCGATCTGCACCGCCTCAATGCCCGTTAGGGATAGAGCATGGCGACACTACAAATCCGCCACATGCACCATGATGTTTACCAGCATCTGGAAGATGTTGCGAAAGAAACCGGCGTCTCGGTCAGTATTCTCTGCCGCGCAATACTGGACGATTGGGTCGCCGCAGAAATCCTGCAGGCCCACGACCAGCTGCGCCAGCAGCTGACCGGGCGCTCGGCCTGGATGGAAGCCAACAACCCGAGGAAGCAGGCGTAACCCTATGACCCCCAAGGCGAAAACCACCCCGGCGCTGGTCTACGAGGACGATTTCGACACCCTGGATTTCAACAAGTACCTGACCCGGTATTGGTATGTGGACCCCAACTGGAACGGCTGCAGCCTGCCCAGCAATGGCGAACTGCAGCTGTACGTCAACCACGACGGCCCGATGACCGCCGTCCCCTGGACCTGCGAGAACAGCATCCTCAAGCTGACCGCATGGCCGATCTCGCCGCCGCAGGACGGCTATGACTACCTGTCGGGGATGATCAACAGCTACAACGGCTTCTATCGCACCTACGGTTTCTTCGAAGCCCGGATCAAGATGCCGCCCGGCAACGGCATGTGGCCCGCGTTCTGGCTGCTGCCGATGGACGGATCATGGCCACCGGAAATCGACGTGGTCGAATGGCTCGGCCGCGATCCCCTGACCGAATACCTCGGCACCCACTCGGGCATCGGCGGCGGCAACGTGCCCCAGGGCGGCCCGTACCCGATCCCGGACGGCGCGGCCGACTTCCACACCTACGGCGTCGACTGGCAGCTGAACACCATCAGCTTCACCTTCGACGGCGAAACGGTCGTGACCTTCCCGACGCCCGCCGACATGCACAAACCGATGTACTTCATCCTCAACCTCGCGCTCGGCGGCGGCTGGGCCGGGGCCCCGGACGAGTCCACCCCCTGGCCCGCCTCCATGGAAATCGACTGGGTCCATGTCTACGAATCCAACCCCTACGCCCCAGACAGCGGCGGCGGGGGAGGGGACCTGCCGCCCCTGACACCCCCCGGCACGACCTACGTGATCAGCAACCCCTGGGGCGCCGCTGACCTCAGGGCCGTCTACAAGCCCGGCGACAAGGTCTCCCTGGCCTTTGGCTATGACGACCTGCAGCTGGTCAGGAGCGCCGTCGACACTTACGTCTGGGCCCGCCAGGGCGTCAGCATCACCCTGGCCGTGATCCTGCCCGGCATGATCGCCGAGCTTGGCGTCCCGGCCGCGCCGATCAAGAGCGGCCCGCCCGGCCACATGCCGCCAGGGCGCGAGGGTCCGTTGCCGTGGAGCGGCGGCCCGCCCCAGCTGCACGGCGGCCCCAGCGGAGGACACAGGTCATGATCAGCCTGTTGATAAGCCTGTTGGTGGCGGTCCTGATCCTGGCCATCGTCTGGTGGGTGCTGGGCCAGCTGCCGCTGCCGCCGCCCGTCAGGATGGCGGTGGTGGTGATCTTCGCCCTGATCGCCATCCTCTGGCTGCTGCAGTTCGTCACCCCGTTGCATCTGCTTCGCTGAGGCCGTCCCCATGGACCCGTCCGATCCCGCTTGGCCCACGGGCCCGGCGCTGCACCTCTATGACGTGATGAACGACACCTTCCGGCCGTGCACCCAGCGCGACCTCGACCGGCTGATGCGTCTCGCCGCCGCAGCCGCCAGGGCCCGCAAGACCCTCACCGACCCCGATCTGGACGACGGCGATGGCTGACGGCTCCAGCATCGGCAACCTCCCGGCGATCCGGCCGACGCCGAACAGCCGGTCGATGGACGACCTGCTGGCCGAGGCCAAGGATGCGTTCACCCAGTGCGACACCATGGAGTCGGAAAACCGCTTCGACGCTATAGACGACATCCGCTTCGCCCGCCTCGGCGACCAGTGGCCCGATGAGGTCCGCAGGCGGCGCGAGACGGACGGCAGGCCCTGCCAGACCATCAACGTGCTGCCGACCTACATCCGGCAGGTGGTCAACGATGGCCGCCAGAACCGGCCGCAGATCACCGTGCGCCCGGTCGGCGACGGCGCGGATGACGAAGTCGCCGACATCTACAACGGCCTGATCAAGAACATCGAGGCGACCTCGGATGCGGACGTCGCCTATGACACCGCGCTCGACAGCGCGGTCACCCACGGCTGGGGCTATTTCCGGGTCAATGTGACGTATTCGAGCGACGACAGCTTCCTGCTCGACCTGTGCATCGACCCGGTGTTCAACCCCTTTTCCATTTGGGGCGACCCGCACAGCGTGGGCGCCGACAGCGCCGACTGGAATCTGGCGTTCGTCACCGCGCGGATGCGGCAGGACGATTTCGAGGACAAGTACAAGGGCGCGGAGCCGGTCGACTGGCAAGTGGACTATGCGGCGATGGGCACGCCATGGGTCGAAGACGACACGGTGATGCTCGCCGAATACTGGAAACGCGAGGAAATCACCAAGCAGATCGTGATGATGAACAATGGCGCGGTCATGGACCTCAAGACCGTGCGCCAGAACCTCGACCTGTTCCGCGCCATCGGCCTGGAGCCCCTGGGCCAGACCCGCGAGGTCAAATCGCATCAGGTCACCCAGTACCTGCTGACCGGGGCCGAGGTGCTGCAGGTGACGCCGTGGCCGGGCAAGTACATCCCGATCATCCCGGTCTATGGCGAGGTCGTGAATCTGGAGGGCAAGCGCTACATGCGCGGGCTGGTGCGCGACGCCAAGGACAGCCAGCAGTCGATCAATTTCATGCGCACCGCCGCCGTCGAGGCGGTCGGCTACGCGCCCAAGGCCCCGTTCATCGGGCCCAAAGGCGCGTTCGCCACCGACGCCGACAAGTGGGAGACCGCCAACCTCGAAAGCCACGCCTACATCGAATACGACGGGCCGACCGCGCCGCAGCGGCAGCAGTTCCCGGCTCCGCCGACCGGCTATATCCAGGCCGCATCCGACGCCGCGCAAGACCTCAAGTCGGTGATCGGCATGTTCCAGGCCAGCCTCGGCCAACCGTCGAACGAGGCCTCGGGCCGGGCGATCCTGGCCCGGATGCGCGAGGGCGACATCTCGACCTACCATTTCCTCGACAACCTCTCGCGCGGCATCCGCCACGCCGGGCGCGTCCTGATCGACCTGATCCCCAAGGTCTACAGTGTGCCGCGCATGGTGCGGGTGCTGGGCCCGGACGGCGGCGGTCGGCAGGTGCAGGTCAACCAGCCGTTCCAGCAGCAGCAGAAGCTGCCCAACGGCCAGCCGCAGATGCAGCCGGTTATGGGCCCCAACGGCCAGCCGGTCCCCGGCCCGGACGGCAATCCGTTGATGCAGCCGGTGGTGATCGAAAAGATGTTCAGCCTGACGACGGGCAAGTACGACCTCGCCGTGGAGGCCGGGCCGAGCTTCACCACCCGCCGCGAGGAAGCCGCCAGCCAGATGATCCAGCTGGCGCAGGCCGATCCGGCGATCCTGCCGGTGATCGGCGACTTGCTGGTCAGGAACCTCGACTGGCCCGGCGCCGAGGAGATCGCCGACCGTCTGGTGCAGGCGCGGCAGGCGGCCCAGCAGGGCCCACCGGGCGGCGGTGACGCGGCCAAGGCTCAGGCTGATAGCCAGGCCAAAATGGTTCAGGCCCAGGCCGACCACCAGCTGGACGTCCAGAAGCTGCAGATGCAGATGCAGCTGGAGACCCAGAAAATGCAGGGCCAGATGGAAATCCAGCGGCAGAAAATGATGCTGCAGTACCAGCTGGATCAGCAGAAGGCCGCGTTCGACGCCCAGCTGGCCCAGCAGTCGATGCAGGTGTCCGGCGCCGTGAAGATGGCCGAGGCCAAGGCCCGCACCGACCAGACCGTGCAAATCCCCGAGGTCACCCCAGGCGGGGGCGTCGGCTAGAGGTTCGCCGCCAACCCCCAAGTCTCGAAAGGGAAAGGGGGAGCGGCGCCACCGCGCCGAGAGGCGCCATTTTCCACAGAGGACCAAGATGACTGACGTGAACGGCGACCCGGCCGCTGGCGAACCCTTGCCTGACGCCGAGGTCGACCAGTCAACCGAAACCGAGCCCGACACCGCCTCTGAGGGCGATACGGACGGCGAGGGGGAGGAACTGGAGGATTACGAGCTTGAGGGGGCCAAATTCACGGTTCCCAAGAGCGTCAAGGACGTCCTCGACAAGGGGGTCCTGCGGCAGGCCGACTACACCAAGAAGACCATGGACCTTGCGGAAAACCGCAGGGCCTATGAGGCCGAGAAGGCCGCCTCTGAGGCGACTTTTGAAGACCGCGTGACCATCCGCAACATCCAGGCCAACATCCAGGCCCTGGATGAGACCATCAACGCGACGCATGAGCGGTTCCAGAATATCGACTGGGCCGCGCTCAAGGCGCTGCCCGATGGCGACATGCGCCTGCAACAGGCGCAGGTCGAATTGCGCAATCTGGAGAACGCCCGGACCCGGCTCGCCGAGCAGCAGACCAAGCTGACCGGCGAACTGACCGAAAAGGCCAAGACCTCGGCCCTCACCCAGCAGCAAGCCGTTGCCAAGCTGATCGAGGCACGCGAGGCGACCCTGGCCAAAGAGGTCCCTGGCTGGGCCAAATTGCGCCCGGAAGTGGAGGCTTTCGCCGCCGCCAAGTTCGGCGTCAGCAAGGCCGAACTCGACGCCACACCGGACCCGCGCGTCCTCAAGGCGCTGCGCTACGCCAAGCTCGGCATGGAAGCCGAGCAGCGTGGCCGGGCCGCGTCGAGTGAAGAACCTGAAACCGTGCCCGTGAAGCCCGCCGCGTCCCTGACCGCCCCGTCGCGACGGACGGTCTCGACCGGCTCCAGGGAGTCCATGAAGGAGTCCCCGGAGGCCTGGGCCCGCAGGCGCAATGCCGAACTCGCCGCGCGCAACCAGCGCCCGGCGCCGAGGCGATAGCCATCAACCCACGACCAGCAGCGTCGCGATGACGCCGCGTCCCAACCCGCACAGCGGCAGCCGCGCCCCCAACCCCTCAAAGGCATGGGCGCGGCTGGGAAGGAACTCCCATGGCCAACACCCTTCTCACCGTCCAGCAGATCACCCGCGAGGCTTTGCGGGTGCTGCACCAGAAGTCCAATTTCCTGAGCACGATCAACCGCCAGTATGACGACTCGTTCGCCAAATCCGGCGCCAAGATCGGCCAGACCCTCAAGGTCCGTCTGCCCAACCAGTATGTGATCCGCAACGGGCCCACGCTGACCACCCAGGACACCGTCGAGCAGTACGTCCCGCTGACCATTTCCAACCAGATGGGCGTCGACATGAATTTCACGTCGGTCGACCTGACCATGAGCCTGGACGATTTCAGCGAGCGGATCATCTCGCCCGCCATCGCCGTGCTCGCGGCCAACGTCGAGGCCACGGTGATCAATCTCCTGGCCTTCCAGGTCTGGAACGCGGTGTTCAACAAGGCGAACCCGATCACCCTCAAGCAGGTGCTGCAGGCGCGCAAAATCCTGTCGGACAACCTCGCGCCCCTCGACCGCCGCACGGCCAACCTCAACACCCAGGACACCGTCGACCTGCAGATCGACGTCAAGGGCCTGTTCAACGATCAGGTGACCTTGGGCAAGCAGTACAAGGAAGGGGTGATCGGGCGCACGTCCGGCTACGACTTCTTCGAAAACACCCTGTGGCCCAACTTCTCGGCGGGCGCGGCGGCCGGTTACACCACCAACGTCACGTCCATCGTCAACGGGGCCACCACCCTGACCGTGGCGGCGGGCGCCGGGGCCATGGTGATCGGCGACCAGTTCACCGTCCCTGGAATCTACCGGGTGCACCCGGAGTCGAAGGCCTCGACCGGCATCCTGCAGACCTTCGTGGTCACCGCCCCTTACGCGGGCGGCGCCGGGACCATCTCAATCGCCCCGCCGATCTATATCTCGGGCGGCCAGCAGAACGTGACCATCACCACGTCCGGCGCCCAGGCGATGACCTTCCAGACCACCACGGCGGTCACCGGCTGCGGCACCTCGCTGGTCTATCAGGAGGATGCGTTCACCTTCGCCACCGCCGACCTGATCATCCCCAAGGGCGTCGACTTCGCCTATCGGGAGACCATGGATCAGATATCGCTGCGGATCGTGCGGGCCTACGACATCGTCAACGACAAGTTCCCTTGCCGTCTCGATATCCTGTTCGGCTCGGCGGCCTTGCGCCCGCAGCTGGCCTGCCGCATCCACAACAACTGACGGCGTTGGCGCCCCGATGTCGGGCGTCCGGTGGCGCTCCCCTCGCGGAGCGTCCGGGGCGGCGATTCCAACCGTCGCCGCCCCCTCCTTTTTCTAGAGAGGCGGCGCCATGGCCCTGGCCGACTTTCCCAGCCTGCAGACCTCCATCGCCGCATGGCTGCGGCGTACTGACCTGACCGCGCAAATCCCGGATTTCATCACCATCGCCGAGGCGAACATGAACCGGATTCTGCGCACCTCGAAACAGCTGGTCAGCCAGCCGTTCACCATCACGGGCGAGTTCGTCAACCTGCCCACCGAGTTCCGCATGTTACGGTCGTTACGGCTGCAGTCGGGCACGTGGAGGCCCCTGCGCCAGATCACCCCCGAGCAGATGAACAAGCGCAAGGCGGTCCCGGCGATCATCCTCATGGAGCCGCGCGAGTTCACCGCAGTCGGCGCCCAGCTGGAGTTCTGGCCGGTCCCCGACCGCACCTATCCCGGCCTGATGGATTTCCAGCTGCAGATACCGCCGCTGAGCGTGGCCTTCCCGACCAACTGGGTGATCATCGACCACCCAGATTGTTACCTGTTCGGGGCCCTGGCGGCGGGCTACGCCTTCCTCAAGAACGATGAGCGCGCTGCGGCCCTGCAGGGCCAGTTCGTGCGCGCCATGGCCGAGATGCAGGCCGCCCTGCGCACCTCCTACGACCGCACCCTACGCATCGACGCCGGGCTGCTGCCGCGCAGCAACCTGTCGTTCAACTGGATCAGCGGCGACACCGTCTAGGAGCCCGCCATGCCCACAGCGACCCCCGTCCTCGGCCTGCAGCTGCCCACCGTGGGCGCCGATAACAACACCTGGGGCGGCTTCCTCAACGGCGACCTCACCACCCTGGACACCCTCTGGGCGACCATCGGCAATAATCCGTTCGGCGCCGCCGCGCTCAAGCCGCTGACCTTCTTCGCCCAGGCCGCCAACAACCTCAGCGACCTGACCAACGCGACCACGGCGCGCGCCAACCTCGGCCTCGGCAACGCGGCGACCTACAACGTCGGGACCTCGGGCAACACGATCCCGCTGCTGAACACCAACGCCACCATCAGCGGGTCCTGGCAGTTCACCCTCGCGATTATCGGCAACATCAACGGCAACTGCACCGGCAGTTCCGGCAGCTGCACCGGCAACGCGGCCTCGGCCAGCACGGCGGCGGCGTGTTCGGGCAACGCCGCCAGCGCCTCCACCGCCGCCGCCTGTTCGGGCAACGCCGCCAGCGCGACCCAGGCCACGGGTATGCAGAACCCCATCGGGGCCGGCGCCAATTCGGTTTACTGGAACGGCGCCGGGTGGGTGTTCAACGTCGGCGGCGTGGCGACCGCCATGATCGACGCCAACGGCGTTCGGAACCTCGTCTGATGACGACTCCGAACCCCTGCAGCCTCAAGCAAGTGGCGGCGGAACTGGGGATCAGTTCGGTCAACCTTTACCTGAACGACAGCCGCGTCCGCGCCCTGGCGGGTGTTCCGTCCGGGGTCTTTGGGCTCAAGGAGTGTGCGGGCAAGTCGGCCTATACGCCGATGTCGCCCAACATCGGCAGCAGCCAGGGCGCGTCCGACTCCTCCGGGGGCCACGCCTTTGTCGTCACCGTGGCCCCGAACGGCGGGATCGGGCCCTACACCTATTTCTGGAACCTCGGCGGGATCAGCGGCGGCGGCGCCTCCATCACAGCGGGACAGGGTACGGCGACCGCGACCTATGTCCTGACCCAGTCCACCCACGGCAACACCACCCAGTGCCAAGCCAATTGCGTCGTGACCGACAGCCTTACGAACGCGGTCACCAGCAACACCATCAACCTCACCTATTCGCTCCCCTAAGGGCGCCGCGGAATCATGCCATTTCCCAGCAACGTCCAGATCACCGCCCCGCCAGGACTGTTCCGCAACGGCACGCTCTACCAGAGCAAAGGCCGCTGGCATGACGGCAATCTGGTGCGTTTCCAGCAGGACCAGATCAAGCCGGTCGGCGGCTGGCAGTCCCATTCCGGCGCGGCGGCGTTCGTCGGCAAGGCCCGCGCCATCACCACGTGGCGCGATCTGGCGGGCAACAACTGGATCGCCGTGGGCACGTCCTCAAAGCTCTATGCCGAGAGCCTGGACGGGGTCAGCCACGACATCACCCCGGCCGGGTTGGCCGTGGGCCGCGACGACGCCACCCAGAACCTCGGTTACGGCGGCGGCACTTACGGCCGCACCTTCTACGGCGTGCCGCCGACCTCGACCGTCTCGTTCCTGCCCGCCACCGTGTGGACCCTCGACGCCTGGGGCCAGAATCTGGTCGGCTGCAACGACACCGATGGCAAGCTCTACCAGTGGACCCTCGGCGTCTCGACCCCGGCCGCGCTGGTCGCCCCAGCGCCCACCGGCAACACCTCACTGGTCGTCACCCAGGAGGGGATTCTGATGCTGCTCGGCTCGGGCGGCGACGGGCGGCGCATCGCGTGGTGCGACCAGCAGGACATCACCGACTGGACGCCGACCACCGCCAACCAAGCGGGCGACTTCGAATTGTCCTCGGCCGGATCGCTGCGCGGCGGGATCGTGGTGCGCGGCGGCACGCTGCTGTTCACCGACACCGGCCTGTGGATGGCCAACTACATCGGCTCGCCGCTGGTCTACGGCTTCCAGAAGGTCGGCGAGGGCTGCGGCATCATCAGCATCGGGGCCAAGGCCGCCCACGACTCCATGGCCGTGTGGATGGGTAAGAACGGCGCGTTCTGGATGTTCGACGGTCAGGCGGTGCAGCCGCTCGACTGCGACGTGCTCGACCTGATCAACGACCTCAACGTCAACCAAGCCAGCAAGATCAGCGCCATGCACCTCGCCGACCAGGGGGAGGTCTGGTGGTTGTATCCGTCCTCGGCCTCCGTCGAGGTCGACAGTTACGTGTGCTGGTCGTACCGCGAGAGCCAGCGCCAGCAGCGCAATATCTGGACCTTCGGTCAGCTGAACCGCACCTGCGGCGAGAACCGGGGGGTGTTCACCTACCCGATGATGGTCGACACCGGGGGCCTGCTCTGGGAGCATGAGGTCGGGACCAGCTGGGGCGGGGCGACGCCTTACCTTGAGACGGGGCCGTTCGAACTCGGCAATGGCGATTACATGGCCGAGGTCCAGCGGGTGGTCCCCGACCAGCTGACCAACGGCCAGCTGAGCGCCACCTTCTACCTGCGCATGTGGCCCAACGGACCCGAGACCACGGTCGCAGCGACGCCGCTGATCAGTCCCACCGACCTGCTGTTCCAGGCCACCGAGGTCCGCGCCCGGTTCAGTGGCCTCGGCGACTGGCGGCTGGGCAATGTGCGCCTCGACCTGATCCAGGGCGACCTCGCCGACTCGGCCCCGCCGCCGCCATGAACCTCCCCGGCGCCCCGGCCACCTACAGCGCGGACGATCAGGCGCGGATGCGCGGGGCGCTGCTGCAGGCCGATCTGGAGAACCTGAAACAAGGCCGCGATCTGGACCTGGGCGCCGTCAATGTCAGCCTGACCGGGACGCTCACGGTCAGCGGCCCGCTCGATGTCGGCGTTGGCCCGTTCTCGGCGGCGTGGTTCGACCTGCACCGGGCGGGGACCAACACCATCGCCAGCGTGCGCGCCGATAGCGGATCGTTCGCCCAGATCGAGGTCGCAGGCAACGGCGCCGTGGCCGGGACCACCTCGCTCGACCTTGTCCAGGGCGGCGGCTTCGGCGGCTTCCTGTGGAACCGGGCCAACGCGCCGCTCAGCTTCGGGACCAACAACACCGAGCGGATGGTGATCACGGCTGCGGGCGGTGTGGCGATCACCGACTCCTCGACGGCCGTCCTCTCGTCCCTGAACGTCAGCGCCACGGCCAACGCCAACGGCGCGGGCATCGGGCTCCTGGCCAGCGGCGGGAACAAGTACATCCGCTGTTTGGCCAACAATTTCGAGATCACCAACAGCGCCTTCACGGCCG